TATAAAAGGGATGAATATTGCGGATGAATATACTAATACTGCAGCTAGACTTGACCTCATTAACGACGGCCTGCAAACACAAGCAGAATTACAAGATAAAATCTTTGCAGCTGCTAATAGATCAAGGGGTGCGTACTCTGATATGGCTAGTGCAGTAGCTAAAATGGGACTGTTGGCAAAAGATGCTTTTAACTCCAATGATGAGCTGATAGCTTTTACAGAACTAGTACAAAAATCATTTAAAGTTAGCGGAGCAGATACATCAGAACAGCAAGGAGCAATGAGGCAGCTATCTCAAGCAATGGCATCAGGAAGATTACAGGGCGATGAGCTTGTATCCATAATGGAAAATGCACCAATGCTATATGAAGCAATAGCTAAATATACCGGAAAGTCCAAAGGTGAACTTAAAGAATTATCATCTGACGGATATATTACTGCAGAGATAATAAAAAATGCTGTATTTGCTGCAGGAGATGATATAAATGCAAAATTCGCAGAGATGCCAATAACTTTCGGAGATATATGGAACAAGATTAAGAACGGCGGACTTAAGGCCTTTGATAAAGTTATTACGAAGGTTAATGCCTTAATAAATACTGATAAGTTCCAGCAAACCATAGATAAACTAATAGGTGGTTTCAATATACTTGCTAATGTTGTTAGTTGGTTTATAGACACAATTGTGAGTGGCTGGGATGTAATATCACCAATACTAGCAGTAATTGGTACAATATATTTAGCTGTCATTCTCTCAAAAATCATAGCTACTACTGTAGCTTTATATGCTCAAGCTACTGCGTGGTTAGCAGCATATTGGCCTATACTGCTTATTATAGGCATTATTGGTTTGGCTATTGCTGTAGCAAGGTATTTCGGTGCAACATGGGATGAGATTATTGGATTTATTGGCGGGATAATAGGAAGTTTTGGTGTATTCTTTTATAATATATTTATAAGGATGTGGAATACAGTAGCAGCTTTTATTAACTTTTTCGGAAATGCATTCAGAGATCCCATTGCATCTATTAAGGTGCTGTTTCTTGATTTGGCAGCTAATATATTAGGCTTTATTCACAAGATAGCTCAAGCTATACAGGATTTCTTAAACAATATTCCATTCTTAAATGGTAACTATAATTTTGCCGATAAATTAGCAGCTCTCCGGGACAATCTATCAGTAAAAGCTGCAGAAATCAGAACAGAAGCAGACCTTAAAACATTTGTACAGTCTAAGGAGTTTATGGACTTTTCAGAAGGCTTTAATAAAGGCAGTCAAATTGGCAAAAATCTTGTGGAGAAAGTACAAAACGCTTTTAACCTATCAGTATTAACTAATATTGATAAAGGTGGCTTTGATTTAAGCCAGTTTGGTACAAGTCAAAATCCTTTAAATGTAGAAGGTAATGTTAAAGTAAAGATGTCAGACGAGGATCTGAGATATCTACGTGACATTGCAGAGCGTGATTTTATAAACAAATTTAGCACAGCGACCCTTGCACCGAATATTCAAATAACCTTCGGGGATGTGTATGAAGAGGCTGATGCTGACAAAGTAGCCGGAAGAATCAGAAAGATACTTCAAGAAGAAATCGCTATGGCTGCAGAGGGGGTGTATAGTACATGAGCTATGCAATATTCTTTGATAAAGATAATACTACCTATAGACTCCCAGTAAATCCAGAGCAAATAGAAACTGCTTCCGTACAAGCCATAGAAAAATATGAGGTACTAAAGTTGGGGCAAATCGCTATACCTACTCACATGGAACTGGCAGAGTACAACTTCGAAGCCGAGTTCCCGCATAAGCCATTGCATTATGTTGAGACTCCAGGTGACTTTAAGGATTCTGACTTTTACCTTAACCTTTTCCGGACATGGAGAAATAATCTTGAACCGGTCAGGTTTATCTGTAGCAATGGGACGGGCGAGGATATAAACACCCTAGTGCTGATTGAGGAGATTAAGGAGCTCGAAAAAGCCGGGGAAGAGGGAGACAAGTACCTAAGCTTTAAGCTCCTGGAATACCGAAAGTTTACCAAAAAGACAGCCTATTTCGTAGAAGGTGAAATAATACCTTTTTCAATCCAATCAACAACAGAAGTAATTAATCCTAAGAATACAGGATATCATGTGGTTGTTTCTGGTGACACATTATGGGGAATAGCGAAAAAATACTATGGTGACGGGAGTAAGTACAATATTATTTATAATGCTAATAAGGATAAAATCAAAAATCCGGCAGTAATAAAAATAGGATGGAAGCTAAGAATCCCTGACAAAAACGAATTTTCAAAATATAACGCTCCTGTTTCTTCTGGCAACAGTAAGACAAGCAAAGACAGAAAGCAAGAGCTTCTTAAAATGGCAGCGGCCACAAAAAGTTCATTTGCAGAAAACATTGCCGGCATTGGTGTATCCTCATCTGCATCTTCAAGCAGCAAAAAGATAGTGATATACCAAAGCGGTTATAATGCACAGGGGTTTAGAGGTGGAGCATCCAGCGTTGGCAAAACTCATTCTTCCGGCGGAAGAAAGTTTTAAGGTGGGTGGTTATCAATATGGAGCTCTTAGTTAGTAATGACAAAGAAATATATGATATCACTGAACTTGTTACGTCTGTGACTTTTACCGATAAGCTGAATGACGGATGCAGTAAGCTGGAATTTAGTTTTACCGAGAGAGAGCCAAAGATTGAAAATGCAAATAAGGTCAGGTTTACATACGAAGACCTTGTATTTAGTGGATTTGTTTTTAAACACAATCATAACAATAAGCATGAGATTAATGTCACAGCATATGATCAACTCAGATATGCAAAAGCAAAAGATACTATTGTAGTCCAGGGAGACACATTAACAGACCTGGTCAAGCGGATGTGCAATTATTTCGGTCTTAAAGCTGGGTATCTGGCAGATACAAATTATATATTACCGACCGAAGCTCATGAGGATAAAACATGGCTCGATATAATATATGGCTCCATAGGAGACACGCTCATAAATAAAGGAACTTGGTACTGCCTTCGGGATGAAGCCGGACAAATTTGTCTTCGGAATATAAATGACCTTAAGCTTGATCTGGTACTTGGAGACGAAAGTCTTGCTTATAATTATGACTATCAAAAATCTATAGATAATAATTTTTATAATCAGATAAAAATTTATGTTAAAGGCAAGGATGAAAATACAGTAGGATACTTTATATCTGCCAAGAGTGAAGATTCAATTAAAAAATATGGCCTACTGCAGTATTTTGAAATTATAGAAAATAAAAACGCTTCACAAGCGAAAAATAAAGCAGATATATTACTAAAACTCTATAATCGTGAAGCTGAAACTTTATCATTAAGCTGTTTAGGAGATCCTAGGGTAAGAGCCGGTAATAGTTTTTATGGGAAGATTGAGGACATAGAACTTGAAAAAACACTTATAGTTAGATCTGTAACGCATAAATTCATACCTCTTCATACAATGGAAATTGAGGTGAGCCTATGATAAATGAAATTAAGGCAATAGTGCAGAATTACATTAATAATGCTAAGCTTTGCAGCTATATGACCGGAGAAGTAATGACTAATGGAATAAAAATAAATGATAAGCTTACATTACCTATGGAACTTGTGGTCGGTAATGCCAAGAAATCTTTAGTTACAGGCCAAAAGGTCAGGTTGCTTCGTAATCATGGTGGTAAGCAATTTTACATCTTGGAGGTGATCCATGAATGATCCCACAGGGTTACGACGAAGAGTTTGAAGCTCTTGGTGATATAAATATTACAAAGACATATAAACTATACCCTGATAATATTCAGGGTTTTACTGACGGATTGGATGCGTTACAACAAGCTATATATAAGATGCTTAATACAGAAAAGTATGAGCACCCTATATATAGCTTTTCTTATGGCATAGATTTTGAAAGCCTGATCGGAAAGGATCCTGCCTATGTTCAAATTGAACTGAAAAGACGTATCACGGAGTGCCTGCTCCAGGATGATCGAATTACCAGTGTCGATAATTTTCAGTTTGAAATAAACGGTGATGAATTAACTTGTACATTTGATGTAACCAGTATTTATGGAACAACCACAATCACCAAGGAGGTGAATATTTAATGTGGGAAGGCATGACTTATGAAAACATACTGAATGATATGTTGAGCCGGGTACCCGGTGATGTTGACAAGCGTGAAGGCTCTGTTATATATGACGCTTTGGCCCCTGCAGCATACAAGTTGGCAGAAGCTTATTTTATGCTTGATGCATTTTTGGATTTAGTCTCAGGTGATACTGCAGTTGGTGAATATCTTGATAGGGTTGTTGCTGATTACGGAATAACCCGCAAGCCTGCTACATATGCCATCCGGAAGGTCGAAACAACCGGGGCAATAGATATTGGTACCAGATGGGGGCTAAACAACACAACATATGTTATTACAGAACTTATATCTGAAAATGCATATAAAGCACAATGTGAACAGGCCGGAAACATCGGTAACCAATACAGCGGGCAGCTTGAAAACATTGATAATGTCTCCGGCGTGACAGCAACATTGACTGACATTATTATATTCGGTGAAGATGAAGAAACAGATGACAATCTCCGTGCAAGATTTTTTAACCAGGTACGATCTACATCAACTAGCGGAAATGTATATGACTATAAGAAATGGGCCCTAGAAGTTCCTGGCGTGGGTAATGCAAAAGTATTTCCTCTCTGGAACGGTGCAGGGACAGTAAAGGTGCTTGTGGTAGATGAAAACATGGAAATAGACCCGTATTTACCTGAAGCAGTCTTTGAGTATATAGAATCAGTCCGTCCGATTGGAGCTACAGTTACTGTGGAAAGCCCTGGAGAAAAGGTAATAAATATATCAGCTAATGTAGCTCTTGACGGAAGTGACACACTGGAAAATGTCCAGTCAAAGTTTGCAGCATTGATTGTAGAATATTTCAAAGGCTTAACATTTGAAGTTTATACTGTTAGTTATGCCAAGATTGGAAGTTTACTGTTGTCAGTCCATGGTGTTGCAGATTACAATGGCTTGATAGTAAATAATGGCACAGAAAATATAACAATAGCTGATGATGAAATGCCTATCTTGGGAACTATCATGCTTACGGAGGTATAATCTATGGAATTAATGAGTTTGCTTCCTGAATACTATCGGAATAATAAAACTATGAAAGAGCTGCAGGGTATTTTATCTACAGATATAAACAAATTGGTCAGTAGCTTTAATGAAACTATTGACCAATGCTTTGTGAATACGGCAACATCTCTGCTCAGCAGATATGAAAAAATATATGGTATTCAGGTGGATGTTAGCAAATCCAATGAATTCCGCCGGGAACGCATCCGGGCAAAAATAAGGGGTGTTGGTACTGTAACAAAGAAAATGATTGAAGCCACAGCCAGATCATATTCGAATGGAGAAGTAGAAATTGTTGAAGATACTGCTAATTATAAATTCATAATTAAATTTGTCGGTACTAGAGGATTACCTCCGAATATGGCAGACTTAACCCTTACAATAGAGGAAATAAAGCCGGCACATCTTGCGTATGAATTTGAGTTTATATATCGGATTCATGGAGAGCTGGCAAGTTATACTCATGCTGAGTTAAACGCATATACTCACGCAGAACTCAGGGAAGGAGAGATGCGCTAAATGGCAAACTATACATCATATTTTAATTTGCAAAAGGACGCACAGTCTGATTACTACAATATTGATACGGTAAATGCAAACCTTGATAAGATTGATAAAGCGCTGGGAAACACAGCTAGCTTTGAAAAAGCCGGTGGAACAGCCACAGCCATTACTTTGACCGGCATTGAATTTATTGACGGTCGCAGTAAAACATTTGTAGTCAGTGCCAATAATAATGGAGATACAACAACCATTAACGGAAAACCATTGTATAAACCGGGTACAACTCAGGCTCCGAAATTGATAGCAGGCAAGGTTGTTACGGTTTGGTATGATGCATCCAATGATTGTTTTAGGGCACAGACTTTATATGATGCGGATACAGTCGGTGGTCATATAGTTGAAACTGATGTACCTGCCGATGCAAAATTTACGGATACCACTTATAGCAATGCAACACAAACAGCAGCCGGACTTATGAGTGGGGATGATAAAAAGAAGCTGGACGGTATAGAGTCAGGAGCAAATAAATACATTCATCCGACAGGAGATGGTAATCTTCATGTTCCTGCAACTGGAACGAGTAATAATGGAAAATTTTTAAAAGCTGGTTCATCAGCAGGTTCATTGTCTTGGTCAAATATTACAGTAAATGATGTTTCTGGTGCTGCTCCTTTGGCAAGTCCTATATTTACGGGTACACCAAAAGCTCCTACTGGCACAGATTATACAGTATCTCGCATTCGAAATATAAGATTTGGGACAACTGTTCCGACAAGTCTTGAAAATGGTGAAATATATTTCTTATATGAATAGGCGGTGACAATATGGCTAAAGGAATATATTTGGGAGTAAATGGAGTGAAGCAAAGTAAAAAAGTTTATATTGGTGACAACGGAGTTAGAAAAGTCAAAAAGATATACGGAGGTATTAACGGAGTAAAGTTATTATATAGTGCCGATATTAGTTATAAAGGTAATGCACCCAATTTAGACACATATATGTTTTATCACGCAGGTGCAAATACACCTAATTATGCTTTATTTGCTGGTGGGTTGCAACCAAACCTTGGTACTGGTAATGCAGTAATTGCTTACAATAAATCACTGGTAAAGACTTATCCTGCATCCGTATTATCTGTGGCAAGAAGCAAATTGACAGGTGGAGAATTTCAAAATAAAGCAATTTTTGCATGTGGAGTTAATTCATCGGGGAGTTTTACAGCTGATGTTGATGCTTATAATGATTCATTAGTTAGAACAATTCATACTACAAATGCAGTAATGGGTAAACCCCGATGTGCTAAAAATAGCAATTATATATTCTTTGGTGGGGGTGATAATACTTCTGCCATTATAAAATGCCTAAATTCCTCTTTGGTTTCATCGGAAGTTTATACAGATGAACCACTTCATTATATGGGTGCAGCTTCAATTAACGATTATGCCTTATATGCAGGAGGGGTTAACGGTAATAATTCTCTTCTAATACTTAGTAAGACATATGCTTATAATTCAAGTCGTGTTAAATCATACCCAACTGCATTAAGCCAAGCACGATGTAATTTGCAAGGGGCATCTAATTCGAATTTCGCATTATTTTTAGGCGGTACAACTTTTGGTAATAATTCTAGTGATGCAGTAAATACAGTTGATGCTTATAATTCTTCTTTAGTCCGAACCATTGCTACACCTTTAACAACAGCTAGAATATTTCATACAGCTTTTGGAGTTGATGATTATGTTATTGTCGCTGCAGGAACAGGAACTAATAATAAAGATTTAACTACAATAGAAGTCTATGATACTTCGTTAGTTAAAACTATATTAGATGTTTTAAATCCTGCAAGGTCATATACTGAAATAGCAAAAGTAGGAGATTATATATTAATTGGTGGGGGTAGAATAGAGGCGTTAACAGGCACAGATAAAGTAGATGTTTTAGAAATTTAACTAAGTATAAATAAAGGAGGAATTAATGTGAGAAAATATTTTGAATTTTATGACAATACAAAAACTTATTATTCACCAATAGGGGAGAAGTATACGCCAGAAGTAGTATCGCAACTATTTTATCAAGTAAATACAGGCCTTCCTGTAGTAATCGAAACTGATTCTAGCCATATGATTTTTGGTGGTATCGGTTTTCTTTCACAGTATCGGGATTTATATGATATTGATGTAAATCTTTCAGATGAAGAAGCTTTAGTAGAAATTGAAAGGATTGCTAATCTTCCACCTGTTTATGAACCAACTGCTGAAGAAAGAATAGCAGCTGCTCTTGAGTTTCAAAATATATTATTAATGCCAGATGAGGAGGTAGAGTAATCTATGACATTTGAACAGATTAAGAGAAATTACGACCGAAAATTATGGAATAAACAACAGGTTAAGCTTTGCGTAAGAAAGGGATTAATTACTCCGGAGCAATATGAAGAAATTACCGGTGAAAACTATAGCAAAGAGTGAACAGCACCCGTTGGGTGCTTTTTAATACCTAAAATTAAAAGAAAGAAGGTAGAGTGATGGAAAATACAAGCAAAGTAAAAAAAGTTATCATAGCATTTATCTCAGCTCTTTCTGGGTGGTTCGGTATTCTTGCCATACCGGTATTTATCATGGTGGGTTGCAACCTTATTGACTATATAACTGGTTTAATAGCAACCAAGTACCGTGACGAGCCAATAAACAGCTACAAATCTTTTAGGGGTATAGCTAAAAAGATATGTATGTGGCTGTTGGTTATAGTCGGTGCATTAGTAGATCAATTAATCCTCTATGCTGGCAATACAATCGGAATTAAGTTGCCATTTACGTTTTTAATTGCTTGCGTAGTAGTAATCTGGCTCATTTGCAATGAATTTATAAGCATCTTAGAAAATATTAAAGATATAGGTGCTCCCATACCTCCGTTTTTACAGCCGCTTGTTAAAAATGTGAAAAAGCAGGTAGAGGATAAGGCAAAGATAGAAGGTGAAAACAATGGCAATTAAGATTAATATAGATGCAGGCCACGGTTCTGAGACAGCCGGCAAGCGTACCCCTCCGTTTCCGCATGACGTAAGATTCAATGATAATCTTATAATCAAGAAAGGACAGCAATTCCGGGAACATATCGCAAATGTCGGAGTTGCTTTTTTATTAGAAAAAGAACTGCAACGATGTGGATTTAAAACCATGCGTACTGGCTGGAATGATGACAATGCTTTTGACGACCCAGACACACCTTTGAGCGATAGGCAACGAGCTATAGCACTGGCAAATTGCGATTATAGTATATCTATCCACTTCAATGCCCACGGTGACGGAAAGACATTTAACAGTGCCGAGGGTGTGGGGATATACATACATGACAAATACCCCGGTCAGTCAAAGAAGATGGCTGAAATCGTCTTGAAACATCTTGCTGGCGGAACAAAACAAAAGAACAGAGGTATAACAGCACAAAGTCTGGCTATGTGTAACTGTAACAATATGGATGTAAAGGCTGCTATCCTTGTTGAACTTGCATTTATGACAAACTTAAGAGAAGCAACTGAATTGATGGCAAATGAGGCATATTGGAAAGAATGTGCTATAGAGATTGCGAAAGGCGTATGCGAGTTTGTCGGGATGAAATATATCCCGGAAAACTATGTCCCGGCAAAGGCTGTAACTCCTGAAAGCTCAAAGGAAGATATAAGATGGGCGCAGGAAAGACTTAATACGGTACTGCCGAATATCTATCCTGCAATTCCTGGAATCGTTCCTCTGCAGGTTGACGGCGACTACGGCCCGAAAACTCGTATAGCAGTCCTAATGTACTGGGATGCCCTGGGATGGGGTAGGCACATGAATGACGACGGCCGAAAAGTTGGAAAATCGACTATAGAGGCATTGGCGGCAGGACGGACAAAATGATATTGAAATGTCACACATATTTTGCTAAAATATGTATAAGTAGAAGTGTATAGAAATTTAGGCATCTCGTTTTGAGGTGCCTTTTCTTTTATCAAAAATGGC